TAATAAGCATCTAGATCTTTGTAAGACATTGTGTCTTCCCACTCTTTACCAGTCTTATTACTTTTAAAATCATATGTCGGCATCTTCTCTATTCCTTAATGTAATACTTTTCCACCACCTATATAACCACATTACCTTTATCGGATAATGCTCTGGATCAGGTAGTTCATCTTTGAAATACTCCATGAATTGTCTTAGTTCGTCTTCGCTCAAAACTCTGCTGCATTGTCAATTAACATTTTCATACGGTGTTCTATTAAGTATGTTAGTATATTAGAACGTGGTGGATATTTGTAATTCTCGTATGTATTTATAGCTGCTTCACGAATACCATCTGGAGTATTAGTCAAGTCAATCATTTGTACATTACGCATAAAGTTACGGAAGACATTAGGCTTCATAATCATTTCTAGATCATCACGATTATCCCAATATTTCTCTATAGCTTTTTGTGTCATAGGTGTTTGTCTTGAACCTGTAGTAAATACATTGTCATGAGAATTGGCATTAGGAACACCATCACCCGCATCGCCCTTGAGTAAATGTTCGAACAAATATCTACGTGGATTATCTTCTTTAATCATTTTATTAAACATAGGTGACCATTGTATGACATGACCGTATTGCTGTAATTGAATAAAGTCTTTGTCAGCAGATATAATAACTACATCCTCACCAATAAGAGGTGTGGACTTGTGTACAGTCAATGCACCAATAATATCATCAGCCTCTGCACTATCGATCTTAATAACAGCGTATGGAAAGTTCTCACGTAAATCATTTAGAGTATCTTCTATTAAGTCGAAGATCATTGGCCAATCATGTTTATCTGATTCACGATTAGCTTTACGTGCAGCCTTATACTCTGGGAATACATCTTTACGCCAAGAGTAACTATCACATGCGATAACCATCTTACCGTAGTCTGCCTCTTTATACTTGTTACGATATATCCTTAGGTTATTAATAATAATATGCTTAACTAAGTTTTCGCTAAGCTCCTCACCACGTGATAACTGACCCATGATGGATCCAATTGCCAAACCATTAAAATCTACTAGTACCATAATTTACCTATATTCATTATTTAAAGTATATTATAACATGTTTTACTGCGGATGTACATACTCTTCAGCTAAATTTTTAACTGAACCTACTCCTATCTTTACCGCTATAATACCGTTATAATTGTTCTCATTCAATAATACATTCTCATCGAATTGTATCTTTGCTTCCATATAGTTTGTGTCACCTCGAGTCTTACACAAACAAATGATCTCACGTTTAAAGTTTTCTTTACCTAACTTCTCTATATCTTCATTGAGTCTATTACTTGAACCCCAATACTCTTGCCAATCTGTTTCTTTTGTGACCTTACGTTTTCTCTTAAACCCCGCAAGCGGCTTGAGCTTTCTTATAGTTTTAAAATACTTTCTCCCAATATAGTCCATGCCATTAGTGAGATTAGTAATCCTATAAACAAACCCGTAATAATCGCCAACATCAGTAGGCGTAAATCTCTGTCCATTATAGGTCCAGTCTGTTTTCATCGTGATCGTATTCTTCTGCATCAAATCCACCTCTCTCTGCCCATTCTAAATTAGCACCACAAAAAGGACAATTAGTTACTTCTAACCCAAGATCAATTGGATTATTATCGTAGCCTAACTCTTCTTTAACTGTAACATCAAACTCTGGACTATTACATTCATGACATATCATAAACTTAATTCTCCCATTTGAACATGTGCCATCATCTTATCATAACCACCAACATATTTGCCATCAATAAAGATCTGTGGAAATTGTCTTGCATTCGGAACCGCTTCATGCAATTGAGTCATTGTCCAATCTCCTGACTGAACGTTTCTCTCTTCTATGTTAATATCTCTTTTCTTTAAAAAGTCTTTTGCTTTTGTGCAATATACACAATTGTCTTTACTCCATACTACTGCTGTACTCATAAACTTAATCCCTCGAATGATTTAGTATCAACGTCATGTGTAACTCCACCGAGTACATAAGACGTTATTTCTGTTTCTTGTGGAGCAACTTGTACTGCTCCGCCACTTATCCACTTCTCTGTCCATGGTAGTGGGTTATGCTGATGTACAGAAAATGGAACGGTATAACTAAGACTCTTAATTCTCTTTGCACCAATCCAACGTACATATTCTTTTAACAAACCTGCATTTAGTCCAATCATTGAACCATTACCAAATAGGTAATCACACCAATCTTCTTCTTGTACTAATGCATCTTCAAATAAAGCCATAACTTCATTATGTGTTTCATCTTTAATCTTTATATAATCCTCATCTTCTTTGATAAGAGTTCGTATAATATTTAGCGATGCTGCAAGATGTAAGTTCTCATCTCTTGCAATTAACTTAATAATCTTTGCATTACCTTCCATTTGCTTAAGTTCTGCGAATGCCCATGAACATGCAAAGCTCACATAAAACCTTATTCCTTCTAATATGTATATACTTACTAAACAGAGATATAACAGTTTTTTATGCGTATAGCTACCGTGAGGGCCCTTATAATTGATCAGGTTGTCATAATGTTCTGAGATTGCATTACCACACTCGGAGATTGCTGGTATCGAAGTAATCTCATCAAAGACCTTTGACGGATTAGGATACACGTTTCTGATTACGTGAGTATACGATCTCGAGTGAATAGTCTCAAAGAATGCCCATGTCTCAATGAGTAACTCAAGTTCAGGATTACTTGCAAGTGGCAATAAAGCCAAGTCAGGTGATCTGCCCTGTACTGAGTCTAATAAGATTTGTCTTTTGAGATTGGATGTAAATATATGTTGCTCATTCTTTGTTAACTTACCAAAGTCAATCTTGTCTTTTGTGACATCGATCTCATCAGGGGTCCAGTAAAATGATAACATCTTTTCATATAGCTTTTGCAAAGACGAGTATTTGACTATGTCATATCTTGCAATGTCGACACCTTCATCAAAGAATAAATTTTTATCTAGATGTCCTTTTGTGTTTATTTTAAATACGCTTTTTTTCATACAGTATACCAGCTGGGTGTAACCGTCTTCCATGCTGCGATATGTTGCTTATACTTCTTATAGTAATTTCTATAGGCAGTAATGCTATCACTATGCTTGACATCGTCAGGCATGGCTTGTGTCGGTTGTGTAAATGGACTATCACCACAATTACGTGGTGGGCTCTTTAGTACTTCTTTGAGTTTTACGAATGACATATGATCTTTGCCATAGCGTATAACAAATTCATCGTGTAGATGGCACCACATCTCATAGAGGAATGCGTAATTATTTATACTTTGTCGAAGCCACACATTGCTCGGATGATTAACATGTGATGCTTTATATAGTGTATCTTCCTCATGGCGCCAGCGTTTGATCTTTGAACCAATTTTATTTTTGTCATAATACTCTGTACCGTCAAGAACACGGTGAGCTGTAGACATAAGCTGTGCGTATTCCACAAGCATCTTACTACAGTGTTTGTCAAGGTGCATCTCTGCACTGGTCTTTGCATCTTTATCTAAATAAAATATATTCATTCTTTATCCTCAGTTATATGTATATCTCTCACGCAGTCAGGAAATATAATTGACGGATAATCCTCAATCCACATTGTTTCTGGATTGTCAAATTTATATTTCTGATAGTCTTCGAATTTGGTGACTCTTGCTGTACCATCACCTAGTGGTTCTTTCATTATACTCATATGTATATTATATCATAATATAGTTAAATGTACATATCACATAGTGAAGGATTCACCACATCCACACCTTGCTTTTTCCTTAGGATTAGAAAACTCAAAGCCTTCATTTAATCCTTTTGTCTTATGGTCTATCTCAGCACCTTCAACATAAACTTGTGATTTTTTATCAATTACGATAGGAATATCTTTTACAATAAACAAGTCATCCATATCTGTTTGCATTATGTTATACTCTAAATGATATGCCATACCAGAACAGCCTGTACCTTTAACTAATACTCTTAACTGTTTACTACCAGTAACCAGAGTCTTTAATTTATCAGCGGCGTTGTCTGTTAAGGTTATCATATGTGTATGTATAAAAAAGAAGATCCGGAGTATTGGGTGATAAGGAACTCCGGAAGAAAACCTCAACTAGCCATTAGGCGGCTAGTAAATAATCTGACTGATTGCCGATTAATTTTTCATTTTAAAGTCTTCGTTGACTGACGAGTCTCAAGCGGCTCTGCTACCTAATCGATGCCGAATCTCCCCCATTAAATAAATCTATTTTAGATCTATTTGGTGGAGGAGGCGGGATTTGAACCCGCGTGTTAAGTGCTCCTACTTTTACCTTTACGTCGTTATCTAGCTCACTTCATTATTGAATGAATGTTATTAAGCATCATCATGTGATAGCAACTTCCACAAAATCGCTGCAGAAATTAGACCTACCAAACCAGCATCTCCTAGCTGTGCTACGATACCAATAATTGTACCAATGACGTCACCGCCTAAGAAAGGTACTGATCCACCAAATACGATTTGCAACATAATTGCCAAACCGATCAGTGACATTGCCACCGCTGTTGCAGCTGAAACGCCGCTTGTGATTTTATCTAACATATATTCTCCTATGTCGTTTTATAAAAAGTAGTTTAGCCTTATCTCGAAGGGTTCTCGTCCTTAAACTTTTCATTTAGCTCATCATTCAGTTCAAGGAAAATTGGGAAGATAGCCCCGGATATTAATCCTGTGGCCCCGAGGGTAAGAACTACCCCTAATAGTAAGTAATTTAATAAATCCATAATTATTTATACCAAACCTAATCTTGATAACATGGAACTATTATAACATAATTTATATACTTTGTACATAGCAAATGGAACTATTTTTAAAAAAGATAAAAATTTTCTATAGAATGTATCATACGTAGAAAAATCTTCTATAAAACGCAGCTTTCACAATAGTCATCATACTCTTCTTGTGTTGCAAAGTCTTCACGAGATTTATCAAATTCATCAGAAGATTCATCTTCATTTGTCAAATCATTTGTATTAAAGTAATATAATTGTTTACCTCCGTATTTGTAGAATGTAACAAGATCCTTCATCATCTCTGACATAGGTACTTTATTATCTTCATACTGTGCTGGATTATAACTTGTATTAACTGATATACCTTGGTCGACATACTTCTGAAGTATTGCCATGATCTTTAAGTAACCTTCGGGTCCTTGCTGATCCCATAGTAAATCGTATTTGTTTTTAAGATTATGTATTTGTGGTACAACTTGTGCCATCACTCCGTCCTTGGATTGCTTATATGATACAAGTGCACGAGGTGGTTCTATACCATTTGTAGCATTACCGATTTGAGCTGATGTTTCAGCTGGCATAATAGCCATCATTGTACTGTTACGTATACCAGTTTTCTTAAGCTGTTCGCGTAAAGATTTCCATGGCATTCTTTCTTTGTGCTTGACTAGTTCGTTAACCTCTTTTTTATATGTGTCTATTGGCAAGATACCATGCCCATATTTAGTTTCTAACACTTTATAACAGGTTCCTCTCTCTTTTGCTAGATTAGCACTCGCTTTAATTAAATAGTATGACCATGCTTCTGCATATTCATCAACTGTTTCAAGAGCATCATCATCATACTTTAAACCTCTCTTTGCTAAGAAGTATGCAAAGTTAATAATACCTACACCTAATGGTCGTCTATTCATGGTAGATCTTTGAGCTGCAACAATAGGATAGTTTTGATAATCAAGTAAAGCATCAAGAGAACGTATAGCTAAATCACAATACTTCTCGAAGTCCTTCGGATCATTAATTAATCCCCAATTGATTGCAGATAGAGTACATAAACTGATCTCACCTTTGTTTGCATCATCGTATGATTCTAATCCATGACTTGGTAAATTAATTTCACAACACAAATTCGACTGGTGTATCGGGGCCTGCTTCTCGATGAATGCACCATGTGTATTTGCGTGATCTACATTTTGTAAATAGATTCGTCCTGTCTCTTTACGCTCTGTCAAGAACTGAGAGAATACTTCTAAGGCTGGCAAAGACTTCTTACGGATCTTGCGGGACCTTTCATACTTCTCATATAACTCTTGGAATAAATCTTGATCCTCAAAGAATGCATCATATAATCCAGGTACATCATCAGGAGAGAAGAAAGTTATGTTCCCACCAGTTAATAATCTCTCATACATCAGCTTATTGAATTGGAATGCATAATCCATGTTACGTACACGTGTTTCATCCGTACCACGATTATTCTTTAAGACAACTAAGTCTTCGAATTCATAATGCCACACCGGTAGATAAACTGTTGCTGCACCACCACGTACTCCGCCTTGACTACAAGACTTTACACTTGCTTGGAATAACTTAAGGAATGGTATAAGACCAGTGTGAACAACTGAACCATCACCAATGTGTGATCCTACTGCTCTGATCTTACCAGCATTAATACCTAATCCAGCTTTCTTTGAAATGTATTTAACGATTGATGTC